TCGCTATTGCGTTTGTTGAAACGTTGTCTGGGTTTTACATGTCGTTCCCACTTCACGTGGTTTTCACGTTACTGCCCACTCAGATTTGTACTCGTCTCAATTACCAATTTTTGCTCTCTTTGGTTTTACATGCGACGTACAATGCGTATGTGTTATTGGCCCGGGCTGGCCTCCCGGCTTCGCTGCCTGCCACACTTATAAATTCTTTTAATAAGTTCAAAAATCACAAGAATCGTGATCGAAAATTCTTACCACGTATGCCACGTCGCAATGGACCCGAAACCAAAAAAGCTTTGCAACCCGAAACAGCCCCCCGACGCTTTCGTGATGAAAAGGAAGCTGCACGACGCAGTACTGAGTTGGCTAAAGCGCAAAACAGCGTTATTGCAAAAAGAAATGCCGAACTCAAAAGTGCAGCTGTCCATAACGATGTTAAACGAGCGCAGGCTGAAATGCGTGCGGAAGCTGGAACCAAACCGAACATGAGCGGTCTTTTGCGGCGTGCCACCAATGAAGTGGCTAAAGCCACAGGGGTTTCAACGTTTCATACAAACATGCAGAAATTGCTTGATAAGCAAGCCAAAACCGTGTATGATGAAAAACGCGCTCCTATTGCTGCCAAAACGATTATCAACCCTGTTGCTCCGACGGTTGATGTGACACGAGGCGCCGCTGCTCACGATGTGGCCAATTTTCCGCATAATTTATCGGTAATTTCGGGCGGTGTGCCGGTCGCCATAAAGGGTGATGCCACTGCCACGGAGATTATGGGAATGGCTGATAAGCATGATGCGGTTGTCAACGGTATGAAAGGAGTCACCGTCACATTGCGTGGGCGTTTCCCGTGGCCAATGTTTTTGGTAATTCAACCGCAGCGACAGTTACCGTACGATCGTTTATTATAAACCCTGCGGACCCCATCTCTTTTCCCCTCACAGCACCCGCCGCAAAGATTTTTGATTGTTGGATACCTGGCCATGTGCGTCATTACATCCGCACTGAATCCAACACTTCATCAGTGGGTCGCATTGTCACCGCTTA